ACCCCATCAGCAATACCTTCGGTGGGGGTAAGTGCTTCCCCGCCAGCTACGTATCCTGTGCCAGAAATCTCACCGCTAGATGTGTAAGCGGCTGTCTCAGCAGTCAATGACGCCGAGTTGTTGTACAGCGCAATCTTGTATGCCTGCGAACCATCAAACTTAAACTGCCCGTTGATTAGCCCGTATTTAAAAACGTCGCAGGTGGCGTTACCAGTAAACGGCATATCAGGTCACCCTTTGACGGAACTGGCCGTCCCTGTAAGCATCGCCCCGCTCCATACCATCGCCCAGACGCTTAGCTAGAGCTAACGCTTCGTCATAGCGTTTCTGGTATTGGTTAATTACGTCCTGCTCACCTTTCATAAAGGTGTAAGCCTCAAGCAACGAACCGTAAAGAAGCACGGAATCAAAGTTATCACCCAGCCAAGATGTGCCCGCCGTAACGATTGACTCTGGGTAGTAGTAATAGTGAAGCTCTACCGTATAAGAAGCGTCGGGTGTGGGGCCGATTAAAAACGTTAGTTCGTTAGTAATAACTGGCGGGTTAGTGTTTGTAGTAGCGGGGCCAAACAAAGCGTAGCAGTACGGCTTGCCTGTTTCCGTTGGGATGGGAAAAGCTTCACGAATGAAGTTAACGTCTTTATTCAGTAAGTAGCTGTATGCGCCCGTGCCCGGATCAACAACCGCCATAGAATAAACGGCTAAGAAATCTGTAGGGCATGACAAGTACTTATTGTTCTGCGTTGTAAAGCCTGTCACATTCTTACGGATCGACGGGAACTGAACAATGTTGTAAATACGTTGTTCAGCCTGCTGGATGAACGTATCAATCTGCTCTTTTTGGGTAAACGTTACCGTCCCGGTACCAGCGCTATCGGTCCAAGTTGTACCGGGGAAGTCGTTTTCGACATACCCCTTAATTGTTTCAAAGAGCGTTGAGTAGTTCATTTACGCCATCGGTCCTCGGCACTTGATGCCTTTAGTTGCAGCACCATAACCACGCATCGTGATTTCGCCGTTCATGTTTTCCTTGGTGTTAGCGCCGATGCTAACCGTCAGGGAAGGCGACTTGCTATTTACATCTGAAGCGTTGCGGATCTTGGAGTTGCTGTACGAATCCATCGACACAGCCCGCTTCATGTCGGCTTCACTTAGGGTTTTACCTGACATGTTGTGCGGGACTGCGTATGTGCTGGCAGGGCCAACTTCTTTGCCCTTCATCTTCGCGCTGTACTTAGCCATTTAGATACCTACCTTCCGAACCATACGGATGGGTGCTCTTTGGTTGGCAACTTTTGCCAGTCCACGACCCAGTTTTTTCATTTCTAAGTTGGTCTTGCCGCCAGCACGGTAGCCTTTGCCATGCATTTTTTTCTCATGGGTTTTGACTGCCTTCTTGGCAACTTTTTCCATCATGGGTTTATCTTTTTTAATGTCCTCATGTTTCATTTTGTGCTCCTAAGTAGTTGCTACGGTTACTGTGCCAAGCGTAATGCCAAGCGCCAAGTTATTAGGGGTTAGTCCGGCATCGTTAGCTTGCGCTCCACCAACCGGTGCCCAACCCCACTGAAATATACGGCTACCACCAGTATTAGTTCCAGTCTGATCAACATCGGACCCTGTACCTAAATCAATCTGCAGCCCTGTCAGACCGCCCAACAAATAACTCAAATCCCGGCGTGGGTTACGGACAGCCTGCGGATCATCCACGGGATACATACCAAGCTGCAACTGTGGGTGATCAGGATCCCAACACGACTTACAAACCAGTATGTTGATGTTTTTGGTTTTGATGACGAGCCGCCGAAGCTCCTTCAGCTTATAGCGAAAGGCGCAACGATCACATTCAGCAATCGCTTTTTTACCGGAAGCAAATCTATTGCCCATGAGTATCAGCCCGCATCAATAAACATCTGTCGTGGCACCAGCCGGTCAGCCGCCTTCTCACGGTCTTCACCCGCAGCCAAATCCCACGCCTCGTCGTACATGCTTTTTAATATATCCAGCCGCCCCATCCCTTCAGGAATTTTAAGCGCTAGGTAGTACGACAGTCCTGCGGTCAGGCAGGTAATAAAACGGAACGGGATGTCAAAGTCTGTAATACCCGTAGATGCATCCTGAATCCTACGCATGCGCCAGTACACCAACGTGTAGGTCTGGGAATCGTCCGGTACAGGCCAAAGGGTGACGCAGGGCAGTTGCTGAAGGCTAACCGCGACACCGGTTAAATGAGACGCCGCCGTAGTGTTGTTCTGCCCACGGAAGCAGTTAGTCAAGACGTTGCCAACTATATAACTATAAAAAATAGTTTCAGACCCAATCTTGACGTAGCCTGATGCCGGAAGCCCAACGGTAGAACTTAACGTAATAGAAGTGACCACCGCGTTAATGCCGCCGTTTAGGGTTAACCCTGTAGGACCAGCGTTGCCAGACTGCCGATTTACATAGATCTGAATCGGGCGAGCCTGCGTCAGTTTGTTTGGGATCGTGGCGTAGGTACTGACAGAAATCCGGGTAATGGTCAGGTCGGCTTGTGTGGCCGAGTTATTGGCCTGTGTCCGAATCACATGCTCCAACAGATCCACCGTATCCACAGGGAGCGGGTAAGTCATCAGCCCCGGTGTCAGGGTGAACGATCCCTGCTCGACAGTCCATAGGTTAATGCCACGGTTGGCCCAATCAGCGAATAAAAGGTTAAGGCTCCTACGAGCTGTGCGTAAGTCATAGCCAGAACGAAGTTGTCCACCCGCACGTTCAAACGCCTCCTCGACGATTTCGTTAAGGTTTAAGGTAAAAGCCGAGGTGCCGGATGTGCTCATCCTATCTTCCTGTGTCTTGCGGTTTTAGCAGCGATGGCTTTTGGTTGGGCAACGAACTGCTTACCTGACGCCTTTCCAGCGCGTTTGGCACGAGTAGTAGCGGCATATTCTTGGGGGGATAGCGATTTGATTGCGCTTTCAGGAAGGTAACGTTCTCCTGTGTCAGACGACCGCTTTCCGCTTTTGGTTCGCCATTTTTGGGCTGACCAAGCTTTGAGACTACGCTGACTTTTCGCAAGTCCACTCACTTATACCCCCCGCCAGAAGCTTTGTACTTCTTAGCCAGAAGCTGCGCCTTACGAGCCGACCACTGTCCCGCCGCCGTTCCCTGCGTAGCGGAGGACTTGATTTGTTCAAACAGCTTTTTACGCATGCCCGGCTTGGTGTAGTTTCCGGCCTGATTGACCTTGGATTCTCCACCAGCTTTAAACATGGTGACGTCTTGCGGTTTGTCTTTCCGCTTGATCGTCTTCGCTTTTGGCATTTTGGATGGGCTAATTGCTCCCATCCCTCGGCTCGCCATCATTTCAGCACTTCCCGCCGTACTTCATTTTCTTAGTCATGCCGCCAGCTTTCATGCCCTTACCGCCAGCCATGACAACTTGTTTGCCCTTGGTTTTACCCTTGATAGCAACGCCATCTTTGCTAGGAGCTGCAGTTTTAACTGCGCCCATTTTGGAAGGAGCCATACCACCTTTTGCGTATTTCATTTTCTTTCCTTTCGTAAATTCACTGCCCACAGACTGGGGAACCCCCACCTTCTTTGCAAACGCTGGGTTGTTCGCCACCGCCTGCATAAATTTTTCCTGCTTTTTTGATACGGCAGGCATCATTTACCTCGCTTGAAGAAGCCGATCAATTTTTTCTTCAAACTTGTTAAAGCGTTCATCAATGTAACGCTCAAGTTTTTCAATTTCTGCTTTAGTGACGTTATCACGGGTCACCTCCAGTTTTGTGTTGTTTAACAACTGTTCCAGCGTGTTGAGTTTGTTAATTTTTTCGCGTGCAATAAACCCTGCCACCGTAACTAACGCGGACAAGATGCCAGCCCAAGAAAATAAAACCATTTGTTCCATCAGCATTTCCAAGCTCTTAGTGATTTGTTAATACGGGAGTTTGGATCATTGGCTGTTTTAGCTGACGTCAACTTCTTTTTCATGCCTGTCATGCGGGCGCAGAAAGACTTCTTACGCGAACCGCCTTCGGGTTGCGGAGCTTTAAGTCCGGGTTTTCCGGGATTAGCTGCGTTGTAAGAAGCCCGACCTTTGGCATTTAAGCCGCCTTTCGGGTTTTTACCTTCTTTGCGTTGCCATGCAGGAGTCTTAGCCATAGAACACCACCGCTGTAGTGTTTGCAGCACAAGTCACGTACACGTTTGTTTCGCACAAGATTCCTTCACCGGGAATGATTACGTTTACCGTACCCGGATCTGCGGGGGCTGTGAAAGAAAAAATCGTGCTACCGGCAGCGCCACCGTCTTTAATTGTTACTGTAGCTGCGCCTGCATACGAAATAAGAAGTCCGCGCACGCGTGTGCGGTTATTGTAGACAGTCGTGCTTGTATTAGCGGCGGCTGACCCAGCTCGTACATCAGTTTGCATCGCCATTTTGATTCTCCGTTTGCTTTGCGGCAGCTTCAAGCTGAGCTTTTAGCTCTTGAATCTGTTTAGCTTGCGCTGCAGCAATACCCATAGCGTAATCTCGTTGTCCTTCCAGAAGCTCAAGCATGGCCTGAACCTCTGGATCTTTGTGGGCTAACATTACGGAGTAAAGCTGGCGTATGCAGGTACGTAGTAAGCCGTACCACCAACCATCACTTTGAGAACCTTCGATGGTGATGCCGGTACAGCACTTGCCGTTGGAGCAACCGTGGCAGCAGGGCCAGTCTCAATGTTCACTAAATTCTGAACTTCACCGGTCTGTGTACCGCTGTCAGTAACACGAATGAATGCAGATGTAGCACCCAAAGTTACGTTAACGCTGTAATCAGTGTCCAGTTGCAGAACTGCCAGCGTGCCGCCGGGAGTCGTTGCCGATCCGCCCAGAGTCGTCCGCAGTGCGTTAGCTGCACCAGAGATCGTGCCGGTGGTGTTGATTGAGGTGGAGATGTGTGCGCCGTTGATCGTGCCGCCAGCGGCTGCGCCTGCACCAGTTACGCGAGTAAATGCACGGAGCGTCTCACCAGAACCAGTGCTGGTAATGTCCATGCGCATGTAAGAAAGGCGTGTATCCCCCGTCGTTGCTGACGAAGTGACATAAAAACTAGATACGTTCTGAGCGGTGGTTACGGTAATCGGTTCCGTAGAAGTACCGCCAATAAACCCGTTGTCTGACGCAACTGGGCCGGAAAAGGTAGTGCGTGCCATTTGGAACTCCTCGTGTAGTAGCACATCCCCGTACCGTCTCTACTAAGTCTGCCAAGCCAGTCTGTACGGGTAAAAATCTTGGTACCTAAAGAATACAGCAAAAGGGGGGTTTTTCAACCCCCCTCCTACATCAACCAGCGCCTTGCGAGCCGTACATACCGAGCGGATCAGACCACCCGAAGCTGTAACGCTCACGAGCCTTATACCGCACGTTTCCAGTGTCAAAGTCACCGTCCATGCTGTTTTGCATAGGCGTACGGATGAAGTGCTTCATGCCGTTGGGAACGTCAGTAGTCAGGAACCACGCATCAGGATCCGTCAAGAAGTGGTTGATCGCATAGCCTTCAGGGATCGAACCATTGTTCTTGATGGCGTTGATGTCGTTGTCAGCCGTAGCCACGCGGAGTTCAGTCTCCAGCAGGCGGGTTGCAACGAACTGCAGCGCAGGCGGAATAATCAGCTTACGCGGCTTTGCAGCAATCAGCAGACCACGCTCATCGGTCCATGCAGCGATTTGAATCACTGCGTTTTCCAGAGCAGTCTCATTCAGGTCAGTCGCAACTGCCGGAATGTTGCTGTTGGTGCCACCAGATACCAGCGGGTGCAGGCTGGAGAACAGGGCAACGCCATCGCCACCGGGGTAGCTGTTGGAGAAACCGTTGTTCAGAACCGAAGCTGCCTTAACCTGTTTGGTATAAGACATAGCCCGAGCCAGAGCCTTGGTATAACGAGCCGAGAGGCTGTCATACAGGTTGTCCTCAATAGCCTCTTCCGTGATGGAAAAGCCGAGGGCGATGGTCTCGTGGTTATACCGAGCCGTAAATGCTTCCTGTGCGTTGTCATAAGCGATGGCAGAACCTTCGTTTTTGACCGGTGCAGCAGAGAAGCCAGACAGCTTGGTCTCTTCTTCGAAGGAACGCTCAGAGGTCTCAGTTTCGTAGATCTCTTTGTGCTCTTCGCCGTAGCGTGCGTACTCCATACCAAACAAGGCGTTCAGTCCGGGGAGCAGCTCTTTCAGTAATTGTGCGCGTGAAATAGCCATTTAGTCGCTCCTTATTTGCCGATGGCGTTGTAGTACGAGTGATACCCGGCGTTGAACTTAACGATCACTTCGGGGTACACGATATTGCCACCGGACAGATACGAGGTATCAGGCACCAGATCAACGATACGGAACGGTAATGCGGTAGTTACGTTGTTGTAATAGATGCCAGTCTGTGCATTTCCAGAGGTAGCGTCACCAGAATTCAGAACCAGAACTGCGTTGGTTCCAAGAGCGGTTTGCTGAACCGGAGTGATGTCCAGACCTGTCGTATTGGCGGTAGCGCCAACAGAAGCAACCTTGAACAGTGCGTCCGGATCATCAACGATGTAAGCAAATGCATCGGTAACGCCAGAAGCAAAGCCGGGCCAGTACTGGCTGTAGGTGGGCTGCTTGGTCGTTGGGTTGGTGTAGCGGCATCCAACAAAGACGCCCAGAACACCGGGGATGTTAGCAGGATCGTTCTGGTTTTCCAGAGTCGAATTGATAACACAGCCGCTTGTGTCTAGCTGAACAACAGCGCCGTTATAGATGGCGGTGTTGTAGTTGACAGCAGAGGTCGTGATAGCAATTTGACGAGTCGAACCAGCAAATACCTGCCCGCCGATCAGATTGATCGGCTTCAAGCCATAAGGCTTGCTAACGGTAGGATAAGCCATGTAAAACTCCTAAAAGTTATTTAGAACCATTACCAAATCCCACACCACGCGTTGTCGTCGATTTTTTCTCGCTGAACAACGGCATGCGGGGGTCACTATTTCTCATGAAGTTGTTATCCACAGACTCCATTTGAGCAGTAGCATGTTTCAGGTAGTACTCGTTGCGTGACTTAGCCAATTCTTCCGGCATCGAACACAGCATAAGCCCACCAATTTCAACATTGCCGTTTTTGTTTGCTTCAAGCATCAGTTCGGGGTAATCCTCCGCCCTGACGGGTTCCCACCCTTCACGCATTTTCTTGGACACGTTAGGCGCGTAAGCCTGACCAAGAACCTCGGTAGCAACCCAACGATGGACTATACCGGGGCGTTTATCGGGGGTAGGGAGAGTGCTAGCAGGCACATAAACTGTACGAGCTTCGCTCTCACGTGTTTGAAGTGTTCTAGGTTTGCGGTCCTGTTGACCATCACGACTAATTCTTTCAGACATGTTAAGACTCCGAGGTTAGTTTAAGTACTTCACGAGCGTACTGATCGTTGGTAAGACCCAGACGCCGAGCTATCGACTCCTGCGTTTTGGTCAATTGGACTTTCGTCTTCTTACCAGCAGTACGAGTTGGAGCAGCAACAACGGTTGCCGGACGTTTTACTTCCCTCTTTGTCTCACCGAAATAGTCGGGAAACACTTCACGCATGCGAGCGTCAATCCGCTCGTAGTACTCATCACTGCGGGGGTCTGTTCCCGCATCGACCAGTTTCTTATGCACCGCCAGCGCGAGACTGGTCATCTCATCATCTGCTCCAAACCACTGATTCCGCGCCTGCCATTTGGCAGCTTTGGGATCAGTCTGAACAGCCGATTGCTGTGGCGTTGGTTGACTATATACCTCTGTTTCTGGGATTTGTAAAGCTCTAGGCGTAAAAGCTTTTGCCTGCTCAAAACGGTACCGGGCTACAGCCAGTTCTTCTTGCGCTGCAATAATTTGGTCCGTGTCGTAGGCTTCCTGAGCCTCCTTCAGTTTTTGCCGCGCGACCTGCAACTCCAACTCAGCCTTGGACTGCATGGTCGTACTCTGAACTTGAGCCGAAGCGTTGTAGTGCTCCCGCAGGCGCTTGTTCTCATCCAAAAGCTGCTGGGCTAACCGAGTAGCTTCCTCCCGTTCGCGGACCGCCGCTTCTTTGGCGCGCCGCTCATCATGCCGGGCATGGGTTAACTCCTTCAGCCGCTTTTGAACTTTTTCGCTGTATTCAGCAACCTCATCGTCGGTTACGTCTTCGACTTCCCGGTTTAGTGGCTTGCGGCCACGATCTTCTTCGGGTGTGTCGTCTACGACCTCTAACTCAATGTCGCCTTCTTCAACGTCCTGCTCCTGCGATGCTTCTTTTGTAGCTACATCGTCCTGCTCATCGGGAAACTTATACTCTTCTTTATCGTTAATTGCCATTTATTAGCTCCTTACGCGCGGGTGTATCCGCGTGGGTCTTCAACAACTGCTTCCACTTGGTCGTCGTTCAATAGACGGAACTCTCGCCCATGAATTTTGAACCGAGTACCTGAGTAAGCCCTTACTAACACAAAGTCACCTTCCTTACACCAAGGCCCGGCTGGGAACTTGGCGGTGTCTTTGTATGCGTCTGGTCCCACCTTTATGACGAATAGCACCGTGGTGCTGTGTTCCTCAATCTTGGTAATGGACTCAGGCTTTAGTAGATCCGTACCACTAAACCGGTCTTCTACTTCGGGCAGGGCACACAGAATCTTCCAGCCTTTCGGCTCTGGTAGCTGTGTGGCTTTTGGCATGTCTTCCTGTGGCAACTCCTCAACGACTTCAGTCATCAGACTCCTCAACTTTCTTGGCAAGGGACAGCAGATGGGCCTCTGCGAGCGCTAGCCCTTGAATAACCCCGCAGAGTTTTTGATACTGGTCAAACGTTTGGCATGCACCGTTGGCTAAGTCATCGGTGTAGTTATTCATATCCTCACGGATCTTTTTGCGTAGAACGTCTACGAATGAGTTGATCACTTAGGCGTCTCTCCTTTCTTGGTATCTTTAATTAGTGCAGCGCCAAGTTTGGCGTTTTCTGTCATCTGTTTCAGTTCCAGCTCCTGTTCGTCCAAGGCGATTCGCAGCATCGCTTCTTTCTCCCTAAGCGCCAGCTCACGTTCTTTAGCCTGCGCATCAAGGGCGACTTTCTGAGCCTTGGTCTGAGCCTCTTGGGCCTTAATCTGCATCTCGGCCTGCTGCATCTGCACAACAGGATCCTGCATCTGCTGCATGGTTTGGATGGCTTGGGCCTGTTTCTGGCTGGCAAGCAACACCTGCTGAGAAGCCGCAGCCACCAGACGGGAGACCTGAACCTCAAGCTGCTCCGGCATATCTTCATCCGGGGGTGGCAGGGCCATACCCAACTGCTCTTGGATCTGGTTACGGTATTTAAACCCTACGTGCTCGGCAATATGCGCCTGTAGCGCGGCCATCATCTGCTGAGCCATCGGGTTTTGCCCAATCATCTGCATGATCATTGGATCCTGCATCATGGACATGTGCACCTGAATATGGGCCTCATGGTCCTGATATATAAAGGCTTTAAGCGGCTTGCCTTTAAGCGCTTCCATGTTTTCCGACACAGGGTCGCGGGGTTTGAAGTCATCCTCAACTGGCACAAGCTTGGCGGCATTCTTAATACCCAGCACTTCCAGCATCTGCCTGTGAAGCTGTGGCAGATCGTAGATCTGAGGGGCTGTCTGCGATAACTGAATGACCGCTTGGTACTGAACAACCCGCTGCGACATGGTTGCCGCATTCGGATCTGACACAGGGATGATCTCTACCTGATCGTAGTCTGACTTCTTAGCCTTACGGTCAGCCGTTTCTGGATCGTAGTCGTAATCCTCATCGGTGTAGTCACGGATGATGGCGGCAAGAAGTTGAAGCTCCTGTTTGAAGGCATAGTGCACCCGAGCCTGAACTGCGCTCATAACTTTGAGCATGCGCTCCAGCAACGCCAACGTAGTGCCCACGGGCGCCTGCGCCGACATATCGCTGATCTTCATATCTGCCGTAGCGGCAAATCGACGACCTTCTTCTACGATGGTACCAAGTAACTGATATAGCGTGGCACTTGGCTCTTTATATGGCAGCGGCAGGATGTTGTCCCGAATGGCGCCAGATGACACGTCCACATCTCTAAACTCACCCGGAGCAATCGGGGTGTCATCCCCTTTAATCCGCAGCCCTCTGGTTTTCAAGCCACCCGGCAGGTTAGATAGCGTACCCGCGTCAACCAACTGCCTCATAATGGATGTGGCACTACGGGCAAAGCCACCGATTAGGTGGAATAGCCCAAAGCCGTATATGCCAAAACCCGGTATGTAGGTGTAGTGCACGAAGTGACTGCGGCGCTCTTTGGTCTCATCATCTTCGTAATAGTTACGGCGGATCGACAGAACCGTGCCTGTCTCAGCCATGATTGTGACGATGTAAGGCAGCGCAATCCCAGTATCTTCACCGTCTTCTTTGTCTTCATATCCCGGTAAGTCCAGATTGATCTGTACTTCAAAAAGTACATACCGGTCATCGTTCATGCTGGAGAACCCGGTCTCCTTGTCTTTGCGTTCCTGCAGTTCGTTCTTGATCTTTGGCGGATCACCTAACTCTATGTCGCGGTAAAAGCCTGCCACCTGCAGCTTGCGGATCTCATTCTTAGTCTTATACATCCGGTGCGTTACACGCTCGGCTGTCTCCAGACTTGATGCCCCGTATGAAATGATCACATCTTCTGCGGGCACAAAGATTGACATCTGACGCTGTACGCCAACGTCGTAGTACACCTTCTTAAATGCAGACCCTGCTGCTGGCAAATTCCACAACATGCGCTCATGCTCACCCCGAAACTCAACCATCCGTTCCGTTAGCTCATAGTTCATGTCTTCTTTGACACGCTGTGCGGCTTCTTCTTTTGCCCGCGTATCTTTGCCAATGATCTTGGTTTTAACCGGACCCTGTGCAGGGAAGGTCTCCATGATCGTCTCAGACTGAAAGCGCACAACCGCTTCCGTAATCATCGGATGGAACACACCGCATGCGCCGTTCCACGGCTCGGTACGCTCCTCATACTTCAGACCCATCAAGGTCAAGCCTTCCTTATATGTATCTTCCCAATCTTTGCGGGAGTTCAGATCGCCTCGGATATCTTCCAGCATGTCACTGCCCATAGTCTGAAGTTCGCCTTCATCCATGTCTTCAGCTAAGTTCTTATAGAAGTCATCTTCCTGCTCTGTAGGCTCAATCTCAATTTCTAGCCCGTCAATCCCGATACTTACGGATTCAGGATCTACAACTTCAATCTCAATATCCGGGCCTTCCATGAGGGCAGCTTCTTCTTCAATACCCACGGGTGCCTGATACAGCGCTTTTTCTATAGCCATGATTTGTCCTTAGTAATACGCCGCCTTGCGGCTTCTCCAAAATATAGGCTCGTCCTGTTCATCTGAGGGCAACGTAATAAACCCCCCGTTTCTGAACCGTAGAAGCGCCTGTGTCATCGTGTCCACGTAGTCGTCGTGCTCCCCAACAGGAAACGCAACGATCTCTTCAATCACATCCTTTGCCCATCTACGATCAGGCGCCCATACCGCACCGCTTGCAAATATGTCACTTACGGCGTTCACCCGTGCGTACTTATCGTTACCCCGGCTAGGCGTAAACTCATCCACTGGTATGCCCATACGTCTTAATTCCTGAATAAGTGGCGCTCCGGCTGCTTTCTTTTCCACCAGAAACGAATCTGGCTTCCATTCCTTATACTGCTTAAGCGCTACTTCTTTAAGTTCGGGGAACTCCATCCGATCTTTGAACGCATCTAACAAAATAAGGCTGGGCCTGCTGCCTTCTTCTTCGTTGTACCACACCCCCCACGTTGTACACGCCGTGTAGTCGCTTGTGGTCTTGGCTTCATGCGCCGTATCCCAGCTCTGAATGATGAATTCACACTGCGGTGGGTCATCTGGCTCCCAAATCCGCCACTGTGTACGCTTAATAAACGCTGCGGAGTCCAAAGTTGGCTGCTGCATGTACTGTGCGTTCCAATACCGCGCATCCATCGCCATCTTTTTCTGTTTTAGCTGCTCAAGCGGCCACTGTTCAGGCCAAAGCGACTTCTCCTTCTCCGTATCCTCGTGCAATATGGCGGGCAGCTCGACAATTTCCCACTGATCGGCGTCTGGATTGCGGATTTGGTACTGCATCAGCCTTCCCGTCAGGTCTACCAACGACCATCGGGTCATAATTACTATGATTGCGCCTCCCGGCATCAAACGTTGAAGCGGTCCGGTCTGAAACCAGCTCCATGCGTTATCAAATGTGGCGCGGCTGTTAGCTTTGATATCCTGTTCTGAGTGTGGATCATCAATAACGAATAAATCTGCACCACGGCCAGCAAGAGCACCACCAACACCAACAGCGTAGTACTGACCGCCAGCAGAGGTAGACCATTTTCCCGCAGCTTTTTGATCATCTGCAACCAAAGTGTTTGGAAAAACCGTCTTATATTCATCTGTATCAATCAAATTTCGCACCCTGCGGCCAAAATCCTCCGACAAACTGGCCGTGTGCGTCGCCATAATGATCTTCTTATCAGGATATTGCCCTAAAAACCACGCCGGGAACAGATAGGAAGAGAACTCAGACTTACCCATACGGGGTGCGATGTTGATGATGACGCGTTTTTTGCGTCCTTCGACCACATCTTTGAAGATCTGCCCCAGCTTTCGGTGGTGTGCGCCTTCTTTAAAGCCCGGATATATGGCATGTGCGAAGGCTGTCATGGAAGTTTGCGCTTGTTTTAGCTTAAGCCTGCGCTCTTGCTCCTCAAGTTCTTCCAAAAACTCAAGTTTTTCTTCTGGCGTCATACTCGCCAGCAGCGTTCTGATCTCCGCTTCACTCAGACGCTGCATCATCTTCTTTCACTTCAACGTCAACGGCGTCCTTGTTGCGCTCTTCCTTTTCTTTTGCCTCTGCCTCCACAGTCTTACTGAGCTGATCTAGCTTGGCACGGATGCGGTTATCCAGTTCATCATCAGCCAACTGATCTTTTTTAACCTCGATGCGCTCTGTAAATAGGCCCACCTCTGTGACCTTGCCCAATAACTCAATAGCTTTTAATCGTATCCGGGCGTCTGGGTGCTCCATCTCTTCTACTAGCTGATGCACCGCTTTGCCGCGTATTTCTTTAGCCTGCTGCACGAACTCCCAGTCGTAGGCGGTCAGCATCGCCACCGTTTTTCGCACGGCGGCTGGCACCTTCAGATTAGGTAAA